TTGTTGTTCCAGAATCACCTTGCATGAATGCCATAACTGCAGCATCACCTGAAAGTGTGTTTGTATTAATTATTCCAAGAACACCTGCCATCAGACCATTATTACTATAAGTTCCAATAACTGCAAAATTTCCAACTGTACCAGCTACATGGTTAAATGTAGTTGTTGGTGTTGTTGCAAAAGGTGCGCCAGATTGAGTTCTACCGAATACACCGTAAGCTTCTCCTGGTGTTAAATAAGTTGAACTTCCAAATCCAGTTGTTGGTTGTACTCTTGAATAAAAACCATAAGCACCAGATCCATCATCAACTGATATAACTGTGCCTGTGTTAATATTTGTAGGTGTTAATACATTACTTCCTGTACTTCCACCTTGATATCCAGCTCTTACTGGACCGCTAAACGTTGTTTTTGCCATAAGTTTATTCTCCTAGTTATTCTAATACCGTCTCTAGGCCGTCGACTATACGCGTCGATATTAGAAGTTAATGTATAGTGATTTTATTATAAAAGAAAAAGGGGCTAGTGTAAACACCAGCCCCTTTATAGAAAGACTTAATTTAGATTAAGCTCCTGGTGATCCAAAGATTCCTCTAGGATCAGAGAATCCAAATGAATATCTCTCTCTAGCTTTAAATCTTGTGTTACCAGTGTCGAAGTCACCTTCAATCGCTGTTCTTAATGGAGCTCTTACAAAGTGCTTAAGTCCATTAGGAGCATCTGTCATGATGAAAAACGCATCACTGTCAGTTAAGAAATTGTTGATTCTATAACCTTCTGGAATCATACCCATATTCTTAAGTGCATTGATATCGTTATCAGCAGTTCCGACTCTTAGAGGTGATTTTAAAATTCTCTCTGCAGTAAATTGTAATTCTTTTGGAATTATTAATTTTTTGCCTTGTAGAGCAATTTTTAATCCTCTTTCGTCAACAAACGCTTGAATGTCGATTAAAGATTGTTCAAGTGAAGTCTCAGATAAATCGGCTGGTGTTGCCAATTCATTACTGAAAGTTCCGCCACTTACTAGTGGGTGATCTGTTGCACATAATGCAACACCGTCACCACCTGCAAATGAACCTGCGCTAAACGCATTGTTCAATACAGAAGCAGCTTTAACTTGTTTTGTGTTAGCCATAGATCTTGCTAACGCTCTTGTGTAACGAGCCGCTAATCTATCATACAAATTATCTTCGATTGCTTCTTCAGTTATCGCGAAAGCAAGAGCAATAGTTTCGTGTGTGTATCTAGCTGTAAAAGCTTCTACCGCATCATCGAATTCTACTGCAGCACCTTCGTTTTTAACTGGAGCTGAACCAAAACCTGATAACATTACTTCCTCTTCGAAAGCTCTGTCTGAAGTTTCAGTTGCAAAAATTTCAGTATGTTGATTTTCGTATCGTGCATATTCCAAGCCGAACAAAGCGTTCAAACCTGGCTCTAGTTCTTTAACTAGCTGTGCGCGTGAAATAGCCATAGTTTATAACTCCTTAGTTAGACTTGCCCACAGTACCTGATCGGTACTCATGCGCGTTGATTATTACTAGCACGCCAACATTTGATACATTCTGGTCAGAATTATCTGGATCCTGAGATATATCAATTGCTTTAAGTACAAAAGTAGATGAGCTGTCTCCTGTTGAAACATCTAATGCTTCTTTTGATACTCCTGAGGCTGTGCTGCCCGCTGTTGCCACAATACTGTAGTTTGCAAATAAATCTGCATTGGCGAAAGATTCGTCAGCTGCGATTGAGTAAACTACATTTGGGTCATCTATTACATTGGCAATAATGTTATTAGCACTTATTGTACCAGGGTAATAGTTACTGAACGTAGGCTTCTGTGTTGTAGGGTCAGTGTAAAACACTCCGTTAAATACTCCAACAACAGGGTTTGTTCCAGCAGCTGCTCTAACGATTGTACCATTAGTGCTTGTTGCTACTAGATCACCTTGAAAAATTGCAGTGTTGTAATTTTTCAAGATTCTATATCTGTTTTGAGAGTTATTAAACGGCGTTCCACCAAGTAACCTTACAGGGTTTAAGCCCATTGGTTTTTGTGAGTTTGCCATAGTTTTTTATTCCTATTTTAAGTTTATTTAATAACCCGATGGTCTTTTTCTAAAAAATTATTTTTTAGATCCTCCACCGAATGTCACACGAGATTGTCTATCAATATTGATAGGCATCTCAGGTCGTTGTTCCTTCAAAACATCTCGGTCAACCGCGTCCATTTGTTGCTTCGTTTTACTTTTAAAGTAATTTTTGCGCGATTCCACGATTTCTTCCGGTATCCTAGCCAACAATAGGCCACCAACCCCAACTACGCCTGCGTGTTTTCCTTCAGAGATAACTGGATAATCATTTTCTCCGATTTGAGACTTTAGTTCCTCAACTCGTACTAATTCATATCCTTCTCTAAGTTTTTTAGATACGTTTGCAGTATCTTGAAAACCCATTGTCTCTGCTCTAATCCAACGATGATGAAATCCTGTTGGTGGCGGAGGCGCATCTAGACTTGATGGTGGAGTCCAAACTTTTTTTCTAAGATCTTTTGATCTTTGTTCAGACTCGCGCGAAACCCTTTTATTTTCTTCTTTTTTCATTTTAGCTCCTTTTAGTTTTTCACATATTTCGCGTATTCTTCAGGTGGCACCCCTAATTTTTTAGAAATAGCCAACTGTGATTTGGTGAGTCTCACAGTCCTGCGTCCAGTTTGATTTCTATTAGCAGTTGCAACGTTCTGAACGACTTTACGTGGCTCCTGTTTATTCTCATCTATTTCTAGTTGAGAGTTAGTAAATTTTTGAGGGAAATAATCTCTCAAACGTTTATCTAATTCAGTATAATACTCATCACTATCTACTTCAATACCCTCACCTTTTATCTTCGCATCAATTTTTAATGCCGCATCTGTCATGATGTCATCATTTAAAAACCAATCATTTTTTTCAGCCCATTTCTTAGCTTTTTCGCTAGTTTTAGGCATATTGGCGTAGATTTGATTTTCATTAAATTCTTGTTTTGGAGCAGTTTTGGCTTTTTCAGCTTCTTGCTCTCTCATGTATTTAGTGTTTGAGAGCCTTTCTTTTTCTATAGATATTTGAACTAATCTTTGATTAGCTTTAGAGATTGCTACAGCATCTTGTGATTCAATTGCAGATTGAAGTTCTCTTGTTGCTTGTGCTTGATCAGATTCAACTCTTGCTTCAAACTCTTTTAAATAACTTTCCTCTATTTTAGGAAATCTTGTCTTAACTTCCTCAACTTGTTTTTGTAAACCTTTTGCATATTGTAAAGCAGCCTTCTCTCGTCTTTGTGCCTCACGCATTTTACCTGTTAATTCATTAATTCTAAGTCTTACATCTTTTGAATATGAAGAAAGATCATCTTGTTTTGGTTGAGGTTTAGAATCTTTAGATTCTGATGTTGCTGTTTTTTCACTTTCCTCTTGAACTTGTATTTCAACTTTATCATCCTTATGTTGATTTACAACTGTGCCTTCAGGAATAACTTCTTCGTTAACTATTTTAACTTTTTCATTTTCTTTTTTTGTTTCTTGAACAACTACATCTTTATCTTCATAACCGTCTGTATCTAATTCAACAGTTTTTTGACTTGGTTTTAGTATTTCAGTTTCTGACATTTTAGCTCCTTTTTATCCTCAGTATGTATGCAATATATCCTCTGGATTATTGATTGTTGCAATGATTTCATCATCGTTTAAAATTCTGACTTCTCCGCCATCTATTTTAAAACGGCTGCCTGCATATCTACCAAAAATAATCCATTGATTTTCTTTGCACCACGCACCTAATGGAAACTTTTCTCTGTCTCTGTAACAAAGAGGTCCCATTTTTAAAACCAAACCTACGACGGTGGTTTGTTGAATTGTAGATTGTGTTACATCAGAATAAATTATTCCACCTTTAGTTTTTTGTGGACCAGAATATGGAAGAACAAGTATTCTCCAACCGGTAGGTGAAGGTAATTTATCAATTAATTTTTCATCAAGAGATGATGAATCGAGATAGAGTTTTTCTATCTCTTCTTTGGTCTTATATGCATTTAGGAGACCGTTTTCTTTCGAATCAGTCTCGGGCGCCTGAGGCGTTGTCGTCGTCATTTAGCTCCTGTTTTTTTAACAAGTCCGTTAGGTCTTGTAGCAGATCATCGAGTGATCTGATTTGCCCTATTATATATTGATATGTTGTAAAATTGTCAACACCTATGATAATTTTATCACACAATAATGACCTTTTCTCTTTTGTTCTTTTTTGAATAAATCTTAAAGTATCGTAATCCATATTAAAACTTAAAAAATCTGCCTTTTCTTCTATAAGTTTTCCAATTGCACACTATATTCCAAATATTGTCCTTTCCGTCAACTATTTTAATTATATGACCAGTTTCTGTTGATTCTATCCAATGTTGCATATAATCGTTTATTACTATTTTTTTCTTTCTAGGCATATTTTGTTAACTCCTTTATCTAAAGTCTCAAAATCATAATATTTTAACAACTCAAGTATTAGTTTCATATCAAATTTTTGATAATCGTCATAAACAAATCGTGTGTTTAAAACACTTCTTTCTGCAAAGAATACAGTTTCATTTATAACATCTTTTGTCATGTGAGGACCATCAAAATGAACAAAATGAAATGGCCCGTATTCAGGATATCTTCTTATAAACTCTTTATCAGTCATATGAAATAATTTAAATTCTTTGTAATCTGATAAATCTTTCTCAAGTTGTAATCGCATGTCATTGGTATAATCTGCAGTGTAAGCTGGAGAGTTATCATAATGTTGGTATTTTAAATTACCATAAGGATCTATTCCAATATGTGTAAAATTATGAGGTTGAATACTCTTTATACCATCTAAAATTATTTTAGATCCAAGTCCCTCACGAACTCCTATTTCACAAGTTAAAATATTTGTTTTAATTTTTAAAGATCTAACCCAATTGTCTAGTAAATTATAATCTTTACTGTCTCCACGAATCATTAAGAATTAATATCCTAATTCGTCGTATTGTTCATTCTTTTTTTTATTTTCTAGTGGAGAATTATTTCTCTGTATATGCCCTAAAACAGTGCCTTTGTGTTCTCCTTCTTTAATAGTATATCCAGAAGTTCCATTACCATTTATATTTACTTCCTTACGACTTCTAAAAAGAATATTATTTTTTTCTTGAATTTTTCTTGCGATAAAATTATTTGCAATTAAATCTTTTAATCTTTCTATCATTATCCATTTTCCTGTTCTTTTGATTGAGGTTTATTAGCCATAGTTCTGGCTACTGATTCTGCAGACCTACCTACTACATAACCACCAAGACCTATCTGTAATAGTGTCCAAACATCCCCTGGAAGCTCTATAGTTATGGATGCCTTAAAGAAAAACATAACTACAGGTCCTAATACATAATTCCAGATCAAAATAAAAATTAATACATACATTAATAATGGACGCCAACTAGCTGCAAACCAACCAGCCTTAGCTTCTGCTTCTATAACTCTAGCTGCTGCTTGTAATTCTGCAGTATTAGACTGAAGTAATTGTGTCTGTAATTGTGATTTTAATTTTTCCTGTAAATCTTTATCAAGAACGGCTTTATCAATTGTATTAAATAGGATCTTTGCAAGAGGTGCAACTGCTCCTAGCATTTGAATCATAACCTAATAAATTAGAATATTCCCTTAAAAATCTTTTTTTTGACTTGAACGTCATATTGTCCTTTTGAAGTTCCGCCATCAATTCCCATTTTGTCATTATATGTCATTCCACCATCTTTCATGCCTTGTGACATTGGACCTTTTTTAGGAGGAGCTCCATATCTTTTTCCACCAGATAAACCGCCCATTTTCATTCCTGGTGCTTTTTCCTTATCTTCTTCTTTTCCAACAAAACCACTTAACGGTGCAATCATAGCTGCTGGATTATTCAATGGACTTGCTGTAGAGGATTTTTTTCCACCCGCTAGTGCTGAACCAGCCATTCCTGCAAGTGCTCCAATAGCTGCAATTTCTAGACCAGTCATTGCTTTAACTGGTTTTTGTTTAATTGGTTTTTTTGCTTTTTGATTTTTTTTAGCTCCGTACATCATGTGAATTTTTTATTGCTCATTGCCATTTGTTTATGCATTCGGATTAATCCTCCGTCAGCTTTTTTCATCATTCCACCTTTTTTCTTAATGACACCTCTTCCTTTTAAAATATCTTTCATAGTAACTTTACCGTCACCTGTTAAATCTGGGAAACTTTTTTTCTTCATCTCTCCACCTTCTTTTTTTCCAATTCTTTTAGCAGTTGAAGGAGTTTTTTTTGTTTCATCCATCATTTTTTCCTCAGCACTTTTTTCTTTTATAGAATCATCAGGCATTGGTTTAATTGGTTTGAATCTTTCAGGCATTTTCTACTCCTTTTTTTGCGTAGGTTTTTTAAAATCTTGTTTTAATTTAGCTTCAGCTAAATTTATTCTCTTTTTCCCTAGTTCTTCATTTAAATTAAGTTTGTCCTCTTGTAAAGTCTGCTGGGCACTAAATTTATTACGTTCAAAATTCATTTTTTTAGCTTCTTCGACTGCTTTTCTTTGTATATCCATGGCTTTAAGGTCTAATTCACGTTGTTTTAGACCAATTAATGGATCTTGACCCTTTTGAGCATCAAATTGAGCCTCCATTTGAGCCAATTCTTGTGTCATTTTTGCTTGTCTTTTAGCTACTTCACTGTCAAACTCTATTGCAAAGGCTTCTTCATCACTTTGTTGAAGTTGTAACATGGAAGGATCACGTTGAAATTCAGCTAAAACTTGCTGTTTGATTTTTAAACTAACATGTTCCATCAAGTGACCTTGTAATAATGCATAAACTTGAGGATTAATCTGTACCATTCTACTCATCATGAAGGCCATATGCGTTGCAATATGTGCATCATGGTCTTGTTGAGGGAACGCTTTAGGTAAAACCATCTGTAATGCACCTGTATTTTCAATCGCTGGATCCAAAGGTCGTGGCGGTTCAGGTGGTGGTTTCAAGATTCCATTAATATTTTTAACTCCAAGTGCTTCATACATGCGTCTGTATGCTTCATGAATATTATGCATCTGTGGATTTGTTTGTGCTAATTGTAATTCTGCTTGTGCAACTTGAATTCGTTGTGTCATTGAGAAAATATCTGGATCAGCTACAGGTATAACATCAACTTTTTCATCAAAGTCTAATGCTTTAATTGTTCTTTCACCGCCGTACACATCGTAAGGATATTCGGGTGGTAAATAGTCTGCAAAAACTTGTGCAAGCATTTTAAATTCTTGTTTCATTGCATAATAGCATCGTTTATGAATTGCGGACATAACTTTTGATCCACGTTCAAGTAATGCCATTGTTGTTCCAACAGGAGCTTGTTGACTCATGTCTCCAACTTGCATATCTGCTATTGAGGCAAATCTTTTGCCAGACTCAACGCAATAATTTAATAAACTAAATAGTGTTGCACTTGGTTCTTTAAATGGAAGTAATTGAAATTGATCTTTTATGTTACCACCGGGAGCATCTACGTCTCTAAATTCACCAGGTTGAAGAGGTTCTGAATCATCTCTGATTCTCATGCCTCTAGATTTAAATCCAGCAGGTAAATTAGATAATGTACCAGCATCTAAAAGTTGTCTTAAAGCTGAAGTTGCTGTTCTTGATAATCCACCAATCATATGAATTAAACCAAAACCATAAAATCCTAAACCTGGTAAAAATTTAAAATGGACAAAATAATTTTTTCTTTTTTTAATTGGGTCATTGGGATTATAATTTCTGTAAATAGATAAAACTTGTTGCGAATCTTCATCGATTGTTACAATGTAAGGAACTTTAATATTTCCTTGTTCTTCATAACCTGGTAAATCTAAATAAGTATGTACTTCAATTAAATTATACATATCTTCAGCAGTTTCAGGTGTTGGTGATATGCCTTCTAATTCATTTACTTTATCTTTTGCATCATTTTGAGAATAATAAGGTTTTGGTAAATCAATGTCTAAGTACATTCCTGAAAGTTGCATTTTTTTTAATTCATTTAAATTCATCTTTACTATTTGTGTAATACGTTGAGCATCTTGGAGATCTGTTGCATTATAAGGAACAACTAAATCTTCAGCTGGAATAAATTTAGAAACAGCTCTTTGCATTATTTCATCGTAATAAATTTTTTTAAATGCTGAACCAGCAAGTGGTAAATAAAACAACATTTGATCAAAGTCTGGAGTGTATTCTTCCATTTTATCCATCAACATGTAGTTCATAAAATCTTTGACTCTTTGTGCTTGTTGAATTTTTTCTTCGGTCTCTGCACCAACAACTTCTGTTCTTACAGGACCAGAGCTTGGTAATAATTCTTTAATTGCTTGTGCTTGAAATTGTGTAACAGATTCTGCAAGAAGTGGATGTGTTACTCCTGATGCTCCAATAAATGGTCTTGTAAGAGATTGATATTTGAATCCTAAAAGATCTAAACCTTTTACGTAACCTTGAACCCAATCATCTCTTGAAGTTCTATCATAATTAACTTCTGTAACTAACTGAGATCCTATTTTTTTTAATTCTTGTTCATCTATTTTCTCTGCAAGGTTAACATAGAAATTTTCTTGCTCTGACTCTTCGGGTAAGGGCTCACCAGCTATGAGATTGTCTTCTTCATCTATAACAGTTGTTACGGCTTCAGGAGTCGTACCAACTGTTTCTTCAATTTGAATATCTTCTTCTGCCATTTTAAAATATCTTAGTTAATTTTATTCTTGCTAATTTTTGACCTTTAGACACTATACCACCTGATTTTAAACTTACACCATATTTTTTCTTTTGACCTTCTAAACCTTGACCAGTTTCTTGAACTTGACTTAATTGATCTTTGATTGTTGCTTCTGCACTTGTTCCTTTTTTAATATAATCCGTTATAAATTTATCAAACATTAAATTAATGGTGCGAAGAACTCTCTCTTGACTTCTACCAATCCTCCTAGTTTATATCCTTTGCTTGGTGTTTTTTTCATTCCTTGTGTATCTATTACTATACTTTCAACATAATTGATAGGATCATTCTCATCTATTACATCATAATCCTTACCACCAAATTTTTTAGAATAATTATCTCTAGCTAATTTGCTTTTAAAAGCTCTAGCTGGCCTCATTCCGACTGCTGAAGGTCCAGTGCTTAGGACTTTATAAGGTTTAGTAGGATCTGTTAAAAAAACTTTTTTTACAGATAAATTACCGCCCATTTCTTTTACTATATCTTGAGCAGCTTTTGGTAAAACTGCCGTGCCTGATAATTTTCCTTGATAAAAAAAGTCTCCTTGTTTATTAGGTCCAGTTTTAATTGCAGTATTCTCTCTGTATCTACCAATCCCTTCGGGTCCACCTTTAAAATAAGTTCTATTATTTTCGACTCTTGGATTTCTGTTAAAAAAAGGAGTTAAGTCACCAGTTCCCAAACCATAAAATTGTTCAATTTTAAATTTATTATTATTATTTAATTGAAAGAATTCAGCTGGAGCAAGTGCAACGTAACGTTTACCTTCTCTCTGCGCAGAGTTAATCATACTTTTTAAACTTAATTTAACCCATGTTTCTTCTTTACCCATAGGAAAATAATCATATGATTTTACATCAGGTCTAAACATATCCGATCCACGATAATATTTATTTACTTTTTCTTGTAAGGTTGGTTCAGGAAGTTTAAAATCTTTCATTTTTAATTCTTGTCTTAAATTAGTTAAGTCTTTCATTTCAACATCGTTCAAAGGTCTAGTGGATGCAGTATCAGTATACTTTTTCATTTTATCAATTATTTCTTGTTTCTCTCTTTTATTAATTTGACTTTTAATTTTATTTGCAAAAGGATTATTTCTTGTCATCATGTCTGATGTTAAAGAAGGAATTTCGTTTTTTTCTATAGCTTCTCGAGCTTTATCGTTTAATGTTTTAAAACCTTTGCTAATATTTTGATGAGGGTCTGATTGCATTTCAAATATAAAAAATGTATCACCGTAAGAATCTACTCCTCGAACATCATAACGTGTAAAAGCAACAGCATTTGGATCTTTAAAATGTGGTACAAAAACTATCTTTGAATTTGAATTTTCAGGAATAGGATTATCATAATAAATAACTTTTTCTCTATAATCGGTTCCTCCAATAGGTTTACCAGTCGAGTGTCGAGGATTTGGAACTAACTTTTCAAATTTAAGTGCATTATTATTTAATGTATTTATTTTTTGATAATATTCCTTTAAAGCTCGTACGGTTAAAGCTTGATTTTGTGGCAAGTCAATTAGTAATTGATCTAATGAATTTATGACTTTAGTGAAATCATCTGTTACCACTCCCCTCAATTGTCCTGTCATAGTTCCTAAATTAAATTCAGCAGAATCCATTTGTGTTTTTATTTTTTGAAAAATTTCTCTGTTAGCTGGTGTCGTATTAAAAGATCTTTCTAAAAGAATTTTTTGTACATCATCCATCAACGGTTGGCTATTTACTCTAAGATCCATTAATTCGTCTAATTTAATAGGAAATTCATAATCTTTGATTTTCATATTAAAAGCTGGATTGGTTTCAATCGAAGCTAATAACTCTTGTTTTGTAAGAACTAGTTTCGGATTTGTCTTAGATATTTCAAATAATTCACCACTAATAGCTTCGCCTTTATTGTTAAAACTTAATAAACCAGCATCTGCTAGCTCTTCTGGCTTGACTCCCTTCTGTCTTGCATTTCTTAAAAATCCTATCCATTGATCTGCAGTTGCTCGTTCCATCCCTGATTTTGCTACTACATCATAAGTCTCAGATCCAATAAATTCTCTAACGTGTTTTTGTTTTTGTCCTAAATTTTTTAATGTACCTTGACCAAAAGTTAATGGATCATTGACTGTAGTTATTTCTTTTCCTTTTGTAGGTTTAGTTGCAGCTAGTTCATATTTATCAATAATATTTTGTTTTTCTTTTTCTACTTGCAAAAAATCTTTTTGAGCTTGTTTCTCAACTTGTAATCTTATCGGTTCCAGTCCTTCTCTGAGTTGTGTTTCATTAAGTAATGCTCTTTGTTCATTACTTAAATTTTCAAACTCTCTTACGTTTTCTATAAAAGTTCTTTGGCGGTATTCTGGTAAATTATTCACGAACGCTCTAAATAAAGCATCTCTTTCTAACATTCCTGTATGTATTATTTCTGAAACTTCCTCAAACGATCTTGTTGGCACGGTCGATTCAACAGGAGTAGCGTTTCGAACTACTTCGTCAGTCTTAGCTCCAGGACCTAAAGCTTCATAGAGTTTTTGTAGACCACGGTTCGCGATCCGTGTTCCGTAGCCCACGATTGGAATTGCTCCTAATACACCAAGGCCAATTCCTAAACCTTGTGCAACCATCTTTAATTTATCTGGATTATCCGATAATACATTTGAAACAAGATTTCTGGATTCATCTTGAGCATATTGTAAAGATCTTATTTCACCAGTCACGGGCGCGAGATCGTAGCCTAAAGACGCTATGCCAGATAAAAGTTGTTGTTTATTCTTTGCTACTTCTTCAGCACTTAAATTATTCGAAAACTCCATGACGGATGTATCAGGATCTTTAAAATCTTGAACAGCCATTTTAGTAGTACTTGGTTTTTTTAATTCTATCCTTTAATACTTTACCATTACCTTTGACCATTCCACCTTCTTTCATATTTACACTTTGCATCATTGAAGTATCTGGGTCTACAATTGGTGGTTCAAAACTTGTTTTGCCACTTGCTGTTCCATAATACGTGCTAGGTGTAACTGGTGGCTTGTCTGGTTGATCATAAAATCCTGGTTTAAATTCATTACGTTCTAAGTAAGGATCTTTTAATTTTTTTTTAGGTTTTGTTTTTTTCTCCACTTTTCCTCCTGATTGAAAATTATAATTTATTCCAAAACTTACAGAGTCTTTTGTAACACCTATTCCAGTTCCTCCTCTTCCATCTTTGAAATTTTTACCAACGCCAATTTCATTAACTCCTTTAGAACCTATTTTACCATAAAGATAATTCGTATCATTTGAATCTTTTGACAAGGCTCCTATAATAGCTTCTGGTTTATTTTCTTTTGATTGAGCAACTCCAACACCAAGATCAGCTCCACCCACTTGACCAATTGGAGACATGATTACTGTTTTTGGTATTTTATTCAATTCTTCTTTAATTTTCTTTCCTTTACCCATAATATTGATACTCCATTGGTAATCTTGGTTGTCGTTCCTCAACAAAATCATGTTGAGCACTTATGAAATTACCTTCTCGATATCTTAACACAGCTTGGGTTGTGCTGTCGACTAGGTCATCATGATCTCCATTTGGAAAAGAGGCACATTCTTCAATGACTTCTAAAGCAAATTGTTTTCCTTCAGGATAATAGACCATACCTGATGCAAAGATAGGTGAGCATGCATTAACTCTAGAATGCTTATCTCTACCTCTTCCAGGTACAAAATCTATAACCGGTATTCCCATTCTACGTAATTCTTGTATTAAAGGCATGCCAGATGCTTTTGCTTCAATGACCACGGTTTCTGGTTTCCAATAGTTATATTGTTCAAGAGCAATAGATTTTAATTCTGGAAATTCATATCGTCCTCTTAAAGAATCTAATAAAATTAAACTCGGTGCGGAGTCATCATGAGGTTTAAATATTCCCCAAGTAGTAATAGCAGAATAATCCGAAGTTTCTTTTTTTGTAAATGCAGTATCATAACTTTGAATTACATATTGCAAAGCAGGTATCGGTCCTTTCCAAGGGATCCACCATTCACGTTTAATTAAAGCACCTTCTTCTGCTGTTGGATTTTGCATATACTGAGCGTTCCATCTTTGAGGAGGTATTGATGCTTTTACAGATTCTAATTCTTCAATTCGCCAATACTCTGGCCATACAGGTTGTCCGCTGTCCAAGATTGCTGGAAATTGAATAACTTCCCAATTGTCTGCTTTCTCATTGACTTGAGCTTTTAAAAGTTGTCCTGTCAAATCATTCGTTGCCCATCGTGTCATAACCACAACAATAGCTCCACCAGGTTGTAAACGCTGACGAGGACCTGAAACATACCAATCGTAAGTTTTGTCCATGGCATTTTCTGACATTACATTTTGTTCAGTATGAGGATCGTCAATGATTAGAAAGTCAGCGCCTCGTCCTGTTATTGCACCACCAACACCGGCTGCGAAATATTCGCCACCATGATTTGTTTCCCAACGACCTGCAGCTTTTGAGTCCTCGGATAAATCAAGATTATTAAAAATTTTTTTATACTCCTCCCCCTGTATCAAGTTTCTTACTTTTCTACCAAAACGAAAAGATAATTCAGCGTTGTGTGAAACTTGCATAATTTTAGACTTGGGCTGGAGTCCCATGATCCAAGCTGGAAATAAAAAAGATGCAAACTCTGATTTAGTATGTCGAGGAGGCATATTAACTATTAATCTTTTAATTTTTCCTTGAGCAACTTGAGTTAACTTATCCGCAATAATTTGATGGTGCCCCCATTCAGAAGGTTCCTTGCCTTCTCTGCATATAAAATCAGGCCATACCTGTTTTACAAAATAAATAAAATTTTCTCTGGCTGATAGTATCTTTTTTGCTTTAAGAAATTTTGCTGTTTTTTCTAATTTTTCACGTGGAACTAGATCTAAATTCATAACTAAAATGCAGTATATATTTGTGTCAATGTTTGCACAAGTCAACGACTGTAAGATACATCTGCGATTTTAAGGGTGTGTAGGGGTTATGAAGTGGGTTTTAATAGGTGGCGAGGAATAGAGATACTAGTACAACTAGGGCGAGTGAACGCCCTAGTTGTAGGATTGTTAGTGTTGTGTTGTGCCTTGATTAGCCATGTCTCTTTGTACGTTAAATTTGTCAGCTAAATCTTGCGACAATTCCATTCCAAAGTTAGCTATCTTCTGGTCATTCTGGTTAGCTATAATGAATTCAAATATCTTTGAATCAAGATAACTAGCTAGTAATTGCCAATCTATAAACTGTACTTTGTTTCTGTATATTTCAACTTGTTTTTTTAACTCAATAATTATTTCATCACTTGTTTTGTTTTGAGAAATAATTTGATTAAGTTTTTCTAATTCGAATTTTTTCATATTAACTCCTTAATGTCATGAGTATATGACGTTCGAATAGACTTTGTCGAGAACTTTTTAAACAAGTCCATGTGTTCTTTTTTAAAGTCCTCTTGAGAAAAGATATTTATTTCTTTAATGTCTTTAGAAATAGAATAAATAAACTTTTCTTTTTGAATTGTTAGATTATTCGTTTTTAACAAATCAAAAACTTGAACTAATTCTGGCTTAATAATTCTATTCCAGTCAGAAGTTAATTCAGCTTTTTTCTCTAACAAGTCACACGCACGAACTATCAACTGTTTATTTTTAGTTGATAATTCTATTTTGTTTTTTGTTTTTGTCATTGTTTTCCTTTCATTAGTTATTAATGACAATTACAATCTTATATTCATAAGATAATTAAAACAAGAAATATTTTTAAGTTATCCACAATTATTTTTTAATGTTGCTCCCCTGCAACACCTTAATTCAATCAATAAAAAACAACTTTCAAAACCGAAACATTGACCAGCAACCATCTCCGTCGGTCCCCCCGCTGCCAGCTGCATCCTGGTCACCCTTCCTTTAATAATTCACTACGGGATGGGAGCGGGATCCGCGGGCACGGGATGGGATTACAAAAGTAGAATTAAAAATAAAAGTAAAAGCAATTGGCCTGCTGTGGTAAACAGCAGGCCAATCACCGCGATGATTGATATCCAAAACATTACACCTGAACTTCAACCCAAATATTATCTCTAAGAACTTTTTTAACTTGATTGATGTAGACAGAACCAGCCTCATCAAACAGACCAACCTCCGAACCTTTAACGTCCACAAGGATTGTACTCTTCAGGCCACGCCCTTGCTTAGGCGACTCCAAGAGTACAGCCGATGTTTCTAGACCCAGCTGATTTGTTTTAACTTGATCACCTTTTTTTAACTCTATTGCTTTTATCATAGTGCTCCTATTGTTTGTTATCTTATCTAAATAAGATGCGTCTTCACAAAAGTCAAGTCAAAAAAAATAAATTGCAGGAGAATCCAGGAAGGCTGCAACGCTTATATTGTACATTAGAAAACGAAACACGCATCAGGAAACGGGTGCGGGAGAGCTGCTGGCAGCCGAAGGGTGATAGTAATTTTATTATTTAATAAAAAATTAATTGAACACGGGAACGGGAGTGGGAACGGGCGACGTCAGTCGCCCGTGAACTTTTATTTTAGCAAATTTTAAAACCGCCTGAATGTTCCGCGAACTCTGCGAACTGTTCTACATTCTCGACACTGAACGGATAACTACCTGCCCAATCTTTTTTATTATAGAGCATAGTCCATTTTTCGTAATCTTCGGCAGGATAGTCACGCGGAGCAACATCTTCGCCTAGCTTTTTCCGCATTTCTTCGGAAAATTTTTCCATTTCTTTTTCAACTTGCTCGTTGTGCTTTTCTGCCTTTTCATAATTTGCTAAATGTTCTTCAGCAAATTTTTTAGTATGTCCAGTTTTTATTAGATGTTTTAACTGCTTGGCAATTTCTCTAGCGTCGGTTTCTCTGACTTTAAAACCGCCGTTCTCGTGCCAACGGTCGATATCTTGTTCTTCAACGCAACCCGTGAACTCGATTATATAATCCGCGAGCGGTCTCCACCACCAAACATTATTACGGAAGTAATAACCTTTATTCTCTGATTCGAACTTGTCTAGCTTTTCGAAGTAATCGTCTCTCTCCGACGGCGTAGATTTGTCCCAATCAATCTTTGGCTTTTCCGATTTTAATTTCGGATTTAAGCCGTACACGTCCATACCCATACATGCTCCTTTTGTTGTTTATTTATTATCCTATATATATGAGATGTTTTTAAAGTCAATACTTAAAATTAACTTTTTAGTTGTATCGTGGATAAATCATGTGTGCTACCTTTTACAATGCAAGAACTTCCAGGAGAGATGCTGCCTTCCTGATGGTGAGCTCTTAATTCACGGTTCACGGTCAAATAAACGGGAACGGGATGCGGGAACGGGGGCTACATTAGCCATATCAACAGAAGCAGCAACGCCAGCTGCCCTGCGCGGGTGAAGACGAGCAGGGCAAATAATATTAATAAAAACCAGAACACGGGAAGCGGGAACGGGACTAATTATTTTTTATTACCGGCCGTGTAATTCTATCCCTACCCGTTTCAAAAAATAAAACATCATTATATTTCCAATTTTTAAGATGACGTGGATCATTGTTCAGGGTGCCGAAACCGCGGTGCTGTGTCCCTGATCGGATTTTCACCCACATCTTCTCACTGACGTTACCTTCTTTAAACCATACGTAAACGAAATCTTTGAACTCTTTCAACAGCTCTTGTTTTTTTATTTTAAAATAAGTTTTCTTTCCATGTTCCTTACACGTGTAAACTATATTTTCATTTGGCTCTAAACTCATTTTTGCTCCTTTGTTAATTGTTAAAGCAGGGCTGATAGTGGCAAACGACCCAGACCATCAACCCTACCCATTTTATTGCGGTAGTCATCCGCGTCACCAGAAACGATCTGACCTTACAGCGCGTTCAGAAGTAAGGCACTATCTCTTTGCATCTGATCAAGACACATTCATCTGGCTGTCCCATGCATATAAGATAGATAATTCCTAATGTCAAGTATTAAAAAAAATATTTTTTCACTACGCCACAGCTTGTGACGCACCGACCATGGAACTTTGGAGAGCTCAGCTGCCTGGAGAAGGAAGACGCTTCCTGATCCGTGATTCATTGTTCACGGAACTTGGCTGCGGGAACGGGAAACGGGAGTGGGATTACGGTAGCCCAACGGACGCTAAACAGGAGCTAATTATTTAGAGGATGTCGAGCTACCAACCACAGATATAATCATCATGGGATATGAAGTCAAGCATTATTTTTTAATTATTTTACCATCTGCGTCCCTGCTTCCAGGAAGGAGAGCCCGGTGATGCATTATTTTATTTAGAACCGCGGTCCACGAAACGGGGTGCGGGAAATGGGAAACGGGAAGCGTGGAAAATGGATCACGGTGCAAGCAAGAGTTGTAGTCATAAAGTTTTACGTCCCTCCGCCCGAGGTCAAAATTTAAGATAAAAACTTTACCGCCAGCAGAACCACGTTTAACAATCCACGCTTTTTGGTATTTAGTTAATGGAGTTTGCTTTCTCTTTTTTACCTTTAGCTCAAGCCAAAATTCAATGCCTTGATAACATCCGTTTACATCAGGAATACCAAGTCCAACATTAGTTTCGATTCTTTGAAAGTGTACGTTTGGCAACGCTTTTTTTATTTTTTGATACAGCTTCGATTCTTCTTTGGGCATCAAATTTTCCGTTCACTAATTGAGTTTGTAGATAGGGTAAAAACCATTTGTTATCTCTAAACACTTGAGAAAGGCTATTAGAGATTGCGTTAACAATTAATTCCTCGTTTTCTTCTTTAGAGAGGAGGTTTCCTTGGGAGTTAAGTCCGGTTTGATAGACACAAGCGTGAATGACTTCGTGCAAGAGGGTGTTCGCCTCTGATCTTGCATTCTGTTCTTTCTGTATATCGATTTTAGCGTTACTACTGTCATATTCTCCTAAAACATTATCATCTTTTTTATCATTTGTCTCAAAGTTTATAACATTAATAGCAATATCTTCATAACCAATTTTAATCTTTTTTTTCATTTATTTTAATCTCCACAGCACCCATAGATAAATTTATAGGTTTGTTATGTACTCTGTTAAACTGAACCCAAAAATCTTCTTCAACCAGATTTTTTTTCTTCCTCGATTTCGAGGACTTTTTCAAACGGTATTTCATCCTTTAGCTCATTGATGGTTTTAATCAATTCGTCTTTTGTCATTGCTGACAAGTCCTGGACTTTAATCTCTTTTCGATCAATGTAAAAGCCTGCTGCTTGGCCTAATCTAAATTCTGCATTAATTGCTGCTGCATACTGATTTTTATCTTCAGCTTTTTTTGATAATGAATCTAATCTTTTTAAATGTCTAAGATAATCTTTATAGGTGTTTGTTTTCATATCACGCAATCTTTCGATATACGCAACAACATGAGGAAATTTATCTGGGTTTGTTAAGAGACTACCCCACTTACCAGTCGTGGTCTCAGCATATCCTGCGTGACGAGCTGCCTCTTGTTTTGTACAATCAGGATAATTTGCAACATAAAATTCTGCAAACGCACGTTGCTTACCAGTCAGTAGCTCTGCACCTTTTAAGTTTGCTTTCACTTCTTGCACTAAAGATTCCATAAAATTTTAATTATTATATAGATATTTCAATGTAAATAATATAACAAAGGTAAAAAAAGTTTTCTTGTCCAGTAGAATAATAGTACATATATGATTACTATATTGATTATTATTGTTGTTTTAATTGAATATATTGAATTTAGTGTTCAGTGTACTTTCAGGGTAGTATGCTGAAAGAATAACTGTTGGTATATCTATCTTATTTGATGTTTTCAGCTTGTCAGTGTACTTTTGAGTTTATTTTTGTATAGAGACATGAAAAGGTCTAATGTATCTATATACATAACTGAAATTTGTGTATTCATTGAGTTTTTTTAATGAGTGGGCTGAAACGAATCAGCCCACTATAACTAACAAAAGGTAGGTGTGATATTTATACCACGGTCCGTGATCCGTGGTCAACCATACCTTACCCGTTCTCCAAGGGTATACCCATACGAAACGGGTAATATGTTGCAAAAATGCAACTATTCTTCGTCTTCGTCTTCATCCTCATCATCTTCATAATCATCTTCGTCATGATCGCACTGAGAATCTTCGAGTTCAACTGCTTTATCACGTAAAGTAATTAAATCCTCTTCAATTCTATCAATGATGTCTTGGATTGTTTCTTTTTTCTTTGCCATAGTCTACCTCCCCGAAGGCCAGATATACAAAAAATTATATGGGATAAAGCCCCTTAAACGGCTTAATTTTAGCGATTTATGCCCGATAGGATACCGGGCATAGGTTAGCTCGTTAATTATAGTTTTTATAAATTAAATATAATAAAACAACAAAGCATACTAATAAAAATGCTATTATCGTTGTCATTTTATTTATTTTTTAAATGTTTTTACGATGTCTTCTGCAAAATCAGTGTAAAATTTTTGCACATTGTTAAAATAATTTGACCAAAATGCTTTTACTTCACTGTACGCAGGTACTTGAAATAGTTTTTCCATGTTTATCTCCTTTGTTTTTACGTATATATGTTGCAATGCAACAAATTTCAATAGGTGCTCAGATCTTCTATTGAATTATTTTCTGCGACACTTTTACAAATTTTCCAAAAATCATGAATTGGCAACTCTTGTTTCATACGATTTACGACCATGCAGCAAAATACAATATTACCATCCTCGTAAGGCTTAGTGTTATCAAACCTATCTACAGAAATGTTATAAAACATTTTTCCATGACCTTTTTTAAAAGTCATTTCAATCCCTGAATAAGGACATTTCATTCCAAACCTTTCATATTGTTCAACCCAAATTTGAATAAATTCATTTATATTTACTTCAACTTTTATCAATCTTCTCTTTTGTTGATACATCATCATTTGAAATAATCGGCGAATAAAAGAAATTGGATTAGAGGAAAATTTAATTTCCATTTGTTTATTCTTACAATCTTTACACCAAGAATGTAAATTGTCTTTTGTAGCAGTCCTTTTAAAAAAAGATGTTTTTTCTTTTTTTTGTTTGCACTTGGTACAAACTTTATAAAAAATCTCCTGTTCCGTCGTCAATGTTTCTTCGTTCATTGTATTTTTTTCGCCAGTTAATGTAATTAATTTGTTCTTTGGTAAAATAGATTTGCTCGTT